CAGATGAGATAAAAGCATCATACGAAGCAAGTAAAGATTAATTAACAAACAAGGAGTCAATAATGGCAAAAAAAGAAAAGAAGCCAGTCTTGAACCTAGATGATAAAGAGTATATCATTGAGGATATGACTGATGAGCAAAAGATGATGGTGAATCATATTAACGACATTCAAAACAAGCAGAATAGCAATCAGTTTATAGCTGACCAATTATCTGTAGGTAAGGAAGCGTTTATCAATATGCTTAGACAATCACTTAACGATGAAGTCGTAGAGGCTGAAGTAGAGTAATGATTGTTCGTCAATGTGCCTATGATCACGATGTAGTTATTCATAAGAATACTAAACCTAACATGATCAAATCTATTAAGAAAGCAGATGGAACGATAACATCTATTACTTATCCTAACTCTAAAGATTACTTCCTCTGTGTAGATGGAGTTATAGTAAAGAAAAGTAATTCGTTCAAAACTATTGAAGATGCTTATATAGATGAATGTGCTAAAAGACATTCAGATGGTCATGGGCGTATTGACATTGTAAACCATAAACTATTAAACAATAAGGTGACAGATAGATGAAAAATCCTTTGACTAAATTAGTATCATGGCAATTAAAAACAGGACAGCTAGATGGTTGGACTGCCTATCATATTGGAGCAGGAGCTTTTTTCTGCAAAATATTCCAATGGATGGATTGGAGTGCTTTTTGGTGTGTAATGGGAGTATTTATTATTGGTGTTTTATGGGAAGTCTTTGAAGTCTATATCGAAGGTACACATGAAACCTATGGAACTAAAAAGAGATGGGCTTATAATACGGCATCTGATCTTATTGTAGAAACTGCTATGGCACTATGGATGGTAATATGAATAAAATAATTAAGAAATTAAAAAATGGAGACTTTGAAGTTGTTAGTACAAGTTATAATGTTACTGTCATCTACTCTTATGCTGAGTAGTTGCACAAGTGGTTGGTCAGTTGGTAGTTTTGAGTTGAGTCCAGAAGATTCGATGTATACGTTTTTAGAGGTCATGGATCAAGATTCTACCTCACATTTCTATGCAGACAGGGTGAGAATTAATTCAGACAACTGGTGTTTTACACATAATCAATGGGAATCTGTCAGGGAACATGAGTGAAGATGTCAAAACAGCTAGGAGCTATCGAGGTGGGATTGTGGATGATAATGCTGTTGTCAGTATTAACCTCAAGTGGTTTGGGCAAATTCTTATTCTCGTTGGGACTCTCGTCTATGGTTACTATCGGATTGAGACTAGACTGGGGATACTTGAAACAAACTTTGCTAATGCAGATGAACGCATTGGGAGTTTACTTGATAAACATATCGTGGAAGAAAGGGCTGAGAGAGAAGAGCTTGCAGAAAAAGTAGCTTGGTACGAAAAAAATATTAATCCTTTAAGTTGGGGTAAGAGGAGGAAGAAATAATGGACTTTATGGCAGTATACGGAGAAGCAGGAATGATAGGGGTAGTGGGTATTATGTTTATGTACCTTGTTATTTCCCTATCAAAACAATCAACAGCACAACAAGAGTCGTTAAAGAATTTAGAGATAGAAAACAAAGGTCAATCTGAAAGTATTAATAACATGGAAGGAATGATAATTAAATTGATCAGTAGGTGGAATGAATCAGACTCTGTACGAGATAGAAGATATGAACAGATGATGGAAGCCGTATCTGATTTAGAAAAACAACTCTCAAGAATGGACGGCATAATGAGCAGAATGAATGGTAATGGTCGTGGATAGCTTAAAGGTCTCAACAGGGAGTTTCGGTAGCATGGCAATTGTATTTATGGACTTATTACCATATATATTAGGTATTGTGATTGCCGTAATGAATATTATTTACTTATATTATAAAATCAAAAAGACAAAGGAGTCGTAATGGACTTTAAGAAAATGATGCTTGATCTTGCAGAAGTACAAGCTGAGAAAATGAAAGCAGATGCAATGAGTCATATTGAATCAGATGATTTTGCATCTATGTTAGCAACTAAACTAAATGAAAAAATAAATATTCCTTTTGTATCAGAAGATAAAGAGCAAATATTATTTGAAAAAGTAATGGATGTTGTTACTGATGTAATGGGTGGATACTTCAAAGGTAAATAATGCCTAAGAAGAAAGACTCTAGATTATCAAGATTTGGATTAAAGGGGTACAATAAACCTAAACGTACCCCTAGTCATCCAAAAAAGTCTCATGTTGTGCTTGCACGATCTGGAGGTAAAACCAAATTAATTAGATTTGGACAGCAGGGAGCAAAGACAGCAGGTAAACCTAAAAGTGGTGAGTCTGCTAGAATGAAAGCAAAGAGGAAGAGTTTTAAGGCAAGACATCGTAAGAACATAGCTAGAGGTAGACTCTCAGGAGCTTATTGGGCAAATAAGGTAAAATGGTAATGGCAAAAAAAGTAAGTTGGGCGTTTGGTGGTAAAAGGTATTCTGGTACACTTATTAGAGAAACTAAAACACATAAGTTTGCTAGGACTTCAAATGGTAAAATCAAAAAAATCAAGAAAAGGAGAAAGAAATAATGCCAAAAGGTAAAGGATATGGTTTCGGTAAACCAAAATCAAAGAAGAAGAGAAAAGTAATTAAAGGTAAGAAAAAGAAGTAATGTATAAGTTCGGGAAAAGAAGTCGTGCAAGATTGAAAGGTGTAGATTCAAGGTTAGTCAATGTACTAAATGAATTAATCAAAGTCATGGATGTTACGATTATTGAAGGAGTTAGGTCAGCCGAAACTCAAAACAAATATTTTAAAGATGGAAAGAGTAAGCTTGATGGTATCAATAAAAAGAGTAATCATCAGCTAGGCAAAGCAGTAGACTTAGCTCCTTACCCAATTAACTGGGAAGAGAGTAATAGGTTTTATTATATGGGTGGCATGGTTAGAGGGATTGCCAAACAACTCAATCTAAAGATTCGATGGGGTGGAGATTGGGATAGTGATGGTGAGACTAAAGACCAAACATTTATGGATTTAGTTCATATAGAAATATTAGATTAAAAGTTAATTGACTTAACTATTGCATAAGAAAGGTTTGAGTTATAAATTAGGAGAGATATGGCTTACTGCACAAACAGAGATTTAAAAGATATATACCCTTCCATAGACGAGTTTGATACAAAGACTCCTATATATGGATGGGTAGTAGACTCTAGTAATAGATACAAAGCACACAATGTAGGTTTAGTTACTCAGTTATTCGCCAATGGTGAGAATCTAGGCAATGCTCAATCTGCATATACTGATGTCGATGCTAATGGTGAATGGTTCTATGATGATACCAATGATGTAGTTTATTACAATAATAGTGCTACCAACCCTAATGATATGTTAATGGAATCTGGAGATGATTGGGATTCTACAAGAACTCGCTATATATCTAATGCTAGTAAGTATTTAGATTCAAGATTAGATGGCAAACTGCCTAGAGAACAATTCAAAGACCAAGATGGTAACTACGACTATATTATAGTCAGGACTACAGCTTTATTAGCGTGTAGTTTTTTAATTCGTGCATCTCAACCCACATCTGAAATATCAGATGCTTTATTTGAAGAGTCAGAAAAGAACATACTATCGTTGAATGAAGGAAGTACGAAACTATCTTGGCAAGTAACTGGTGATTCAGCTAAAGGAGTAATCAGAGAAGTATCTGTAAGTGGAAGTATCCGTATTGTAGACACAAGAGGAGAATACCATGATATTTATGATCGTATTGGAGTTAAGATTACAACAGCAGGAGCTTTAGGAACTGCTAAATACTCTGTATGGTTAAAAGATGGAGATAACCTTGGTGCTGAAAGAATGAATAATAGCGAAGATGCGGACTATGTAGATACTGTTAATGGGCAGTATCAAACATTAGCTAGTGGAGTTGATATTCGTTTTGCAGGAGATACAGCAGATACAGCAACCATTAATGATAAATGGGAAATAGAGTTTTTTGGCAAGAATGAATCTGCATTAGATGCAGGGATGCCATATTCTATAAGGATGTCTCGTAGATAATGCCTATAACATTTGTCAATATTTGGGAAATAAAGATTTTAGACACAATTCGTACTTTCTTAAATGCAGAATTTGCAGGAAGTATTCCAGTCTACACGGGAGATTTCAAAGATATGGGTAGCCAATCTATTAGGCTTAACCCAGTAGGATCAGATTTAATTGAATACAATGCTACAGCAGAAACAAGAGAATATATTCTTGATGTTTCGTATACATTTAAAGAGAAAATGGTTAAAAAAGATACTTGGGAACATATTCTAAGACAAGTATCGCATATAGAAGCATTATTTTTTAACAATCAAAATAACACCTTTCATAATGGGAGATTCGATACGGCTAGAATTAATGAAAAACAAGAAGCTGAATCTGCTATAGAGGGACTTAATGTTATTAGATGGGAATTTAAATGCTCTTATATGGGAAATATATCTTAAAGTAATAAAGGAGAGATATGAAGATTAAACTAAAAGATAAAAATACAATCTTGCCGAATTGTTGGAAAGAATGTGGTTGTTCATTTGAAGATTGGGAAAATCTACACAATGGAAAATCAATAGAAGTAAGCAATTTAAATAATATAGAGCATTTAGTAAATGTCTCTAAATCCAAAAAAGGAGATAAGTAATGGCAATAGCAGAACAAGCATTCTCACCAAAAGAATGGAAGGTAGCATTAGTATCCGATGCTTCAAATGCAGGAAGTACTGGAATTGGAACAACAATGCTTCAATTAGATGTTGATTCAATAGGTATGCCCTCATTAAACCCTAATCAAGTTGTTGATATTAGGAGTGGAGTAGGCAGGACATTTAAAGACGAAGATTTCTTTCAAGATAATAAAATGAGAGTAGCTGAAATTTCTCTTTCAGGTACAATGCACTTAGATGCTGGTCATAAATTATTATTACAAAATATATGTAATGATGTTAGTACAGACATATCGGTAGCTACTGGATTTACACCAGCTAGTCAAATATATGGAGCAAGTCTAACTAATGTAGCTTCTTCATTAACTCTTGTAATGCAACCATCAGATGTTACAAATCAACAAGGTATGGAGTTTTTTGGGTGTGTCGTAACTAGTTTTACTTTATCTGCTGATGCAACCACAGAAGGTGGAAGGTATAAGTTTTCTGCCACTCTACAAACTGGTAAAGTTCCAGATTTAGCATCTACGGCTGAACCGACTATTACCCCTTATGCAAATACAACAGATGTATTTTTAAGCTCTGCAAGTGGAATTAAAGTGTTTGGTACAGACTCTATTATGCAATCTTTTTCTACTACAATAGAAAACCCAGCAGTATTTACTGGATTTAGTTCTACTGGCTATCAAGTAGTATCAAGAGGTGCTGAAATTGCAGTGACTGCTGAATCTATTGTAAAATACGATGCAAATACAAAAGGATTAATTAACACTTTTGATACTCAAACATCAGCATTAGCTGGTAATTCTTTAGTAATTACTAACAATAATGCTTATGGAGTATTGATTGATAATGCAGTTTTAACAGATGTTTCATTAAATGAAGGTGATATAATGATGCTTAATGTTGTAATGAAATCCGTTGATGATGGAACTGATGCTTTAATTACTTTTGATGTGAGTTCATAATGAAACTTAAATCTGGAGTAGAAGCAGAACTTAAAGAGATGTCAGTAGACGATATTGATTTCTGTAATGATTTACCTCAAATGAGATATGAAGGTAATGAAATTGTAGCTATTACTAACTTAGCAAAAGCAAGAACAGC